AGAGGAACAAGTTTCCACGAAGTTGCACAGTCATATCTTGAAAACAAAGAGTTGATTTGGGACGATCATCTTCCCGCAACTCGTTATATGTTTCATAGTGCAAAACCCTATCTAGATCGGATAGGAACCATACACGCCATTGAACGTACACTCTATTCAGAGTATCTTGGTTTAGCTGGACGTGTTGATTGCATTGCAGAGTATGATGGAGAACTTGCAGTCATTGACTTCAAGACCTCCAAGAAGATCAAACCAGAAGAATGGATCGAACAATACTTCGTCCAAGAAACTGCATACGCCTGTATGTACTATGAGATGACTGGTATTCCTGTCAAGAAACTCATCACAATTATGGTCACTCCAGGTGGTGAGGTTCACGTTTATGATAAACGAAACAAAGGTGACTACATTAAATTGCTGGTGAAGTATGTTAAAGAATTTGTTGGAAACCGAATGGTGGTTAATGGATGACATCAACAAGGCTCTAGAAGAAAAATTCCTGTGTTCGTCTCGTTTCGCACAAGACATCGAACGCATTGTCTCTAATGACAAGATGAGTTATATTGATGCGATCATTTACTATTGCGAGAAGAACAGTATTGATGTAGAATCAGTACCGAAGCTAGTTTCAAAACCACTGAAAGAAAAACTGAAGTGGGAAGCCATGGAACTTAACTTCCTGAAGAAAACATCTCGTGCTCGACTTCCGTTATGACTGCATTTGATTGCTATAAAACTTATCTAGCATTCAAAAATCATTTTACCAAAGATACATTTGATTACTTTAAATATGGCGGCAAGACCAATGCGTCTGTCGCCTCTTTTAATAAGAGAAAGGATCGGTATTTCTTTGAGAAGATGTCTCGTCAAAGAAAAGATGAGGAGATTGTGGATTACTTTACCGCTATCTTCTCCCAGTGTGATGACCCTCAGAGAGTGTGGATTGGAGAGATCATCCAAACTGGCGACGAGAAGTATCAGTCCTGGCAAAAAAGAGTACAGAGTTTAAGTTATCTCTTTAAACAAGAGATGGAACAACTTCTGGATGGTATCGATTTCAACTCTGTATTTGAGTGTGAAAACGGTAAACATCCAACGATAGTCAAAGAACATTTGAAGAAAAAAGTGTCGATTGAGTCATTGATTCTTCTAGATGCAATGGTTGGTTACAAGAAAAGGTTTGACGGGAAACTAGATGATTTTGTATGGAAAACCATAAGTTTGAAGGTTGACAAGTACAAACCATTCCTGTTAAATAGTATTGATCTTAACAAATACAAGAAAATCCTAAGAGGGATAGTGATGCAATGAGTGATTTCTTTAAGTCAGAATTCGTACAAGAAGGTCTCAAAGACATTCAAGCTCTGCAAGTAGAACTGCAGAAAGGTTTTATGCGGTTCTCTTTCCTGAATGAAGAAGAACAGGAAGAACAACTGACTCTCTTAGAAAAACTTTTAGAGAAACAATATTTGATGTACCTTCGGATGAAACTGTCAGACGATCCGAAGGCTCAAGAGATTGTAGAAGATATGCGTAGATCCTTATGTTTACTTGGAATGCCTGCCAGTGCATCCGTCGAAGATGTTTTCAGTCAAATGAAAGATACCCTAAAGAAACTCCGAGAACCTCTTGACACCCCTGATGATACCTAGTATGATGAAGGGGTGTTCACAACACAAGCCAAATCCGTTTAAATCTTATGTCTTTCCAAAATCTTAAAAAACAGTCCACTCTTGGTTCTCTGACTGCAAAACTGGTGCAGCAGGTGGAAAAAATGAATAAGGGTGCAGGTGGTGTCGATGACCGTCTGTGGAAACCTGAAGTTGACAAGGCTGGTAATGGTTACGCTGTCATTCGTTTCCTTCCCGCTCCCGAGGGTGAAGAACTGCCTTGGGCTAAACTCTACACTCACGCTTTCCAAGGCCCTGGTGGTTGGTTTATTGAGAACTCTCTGACTACTCTGGGTCAGAAAGATCCTGTGTCTGAATACAACTCGCAACTGTGGAACTCTGGTCTTGATGCAGACAAAGAGGTTGCTCGTAAACAGAAACGTAAACTGTCTTACTACTCCAACATCTACGTGGTGAAGGATCCCTCCAATCCCGCTAACGAGGGTAAGGTGTTCCTGTTCAAGTTCGGTAAGAAGATCTTTGACAAGATCACTGCTGCGATGCAACCTGAGTTTGAAGATGAAACTCCTATCAACCCCTTTGATTTCTGGGGTGGTGCTAACTTCAAACTGAAGATCAAGAAGGTCGCTGGTTATTGGAACTACGATAGTTCTGAGTTCGATCGCCCTGGTGCTCTGTTGGACGATGATGATGCAATGGAAGCGATCTGGAAACAGGAATACTCTCTCGCTGAACTGATTGCTCCTGATCAATTCAAATCCTATGAGGATCTGAAGAAGCGTCTCGATTACGTTCTCGGTGTTCGTGGTGTTCCCAAGTATCAGGATCCTGAAACTCTTGGTGAAGAGGAAGAGTGGGAAGCTGAACGCACGGGTAAAACCGTTGCTCCTGCACCCAGCCTGCCTGTTCTGAAGTCAGAACCCGTTGATGAAGACGAAGAGGATGCTCTGTCTTACTTCGCTCGTCTTGCTGAGGACTGAAATTAGCTTTTGATTACAAAAAAGGTCGGAAAAAAATTCCTGGCCATTTTTACGCCACAGGGTCGCTCAAGCGACCCTTTTATCTTGGCGATAAAATACGAGGATTTTCGGTCTTTTTGAGTGTTGAACTGATATATTGTTGAGATGGTTGATATTCCATAACTTGACGATTATCTCTTAAGAAGAGAGATAAGTATTCTGGTTTTAGAATATTGATTTCTCTCTTTTCGTCATTTAGTGCAATTTCGTGTTGAAGATAAGAAACTGACTTAATACGACTTTCTGTCTTCAACACACCACCTTCTAAAAAGGTGACTGAATGAGTAGAATCAACTGTATAACCTTCTGGTTGAATCAAACGACCCTGACCGTCTAAAATCTTCAATGTTTCATAATGATGAATATTTGATAACTGTGCTTCTGTGTACTTTTCGGTCAAATAGTTATAAAGATCCGCATTTGACATTGGCCAGTCATCTCTAATATTTGTAATATTGTTCGTGATCAATACAACCCAGTCAAGTGACGGATTATTGTAAAATGTTTCTGCAACGTTATCTGGTCTTTCATCACCTTGAATTGAATATTTCTCAAAAGCGACATAAGAATTGAGAATATCGTCACGAATGACCGCACGTCTAAAAATGTTCTTGACACGGTTATAGTCATAAATCGACTGTCTGTCATTTGCCAGAGAAGGATACTCTAACTCTGGAAACTGTCTAAAGTATGCGTTGCTATTAAGATCGTATGCCATATCAGTATCCTACATCGTCTCCTGATTTGTTTTGATCAACATCATAAACTGGTTTCAGTTCAGTGAACTGTAAATTCATAAGAACTGCAATTGGTTGAGAATCTTCATAAGCAGACCAGTAACCATCTGGTGCATAATCAACGGTGATTGTTCTTAACGCCATCTGATGAAACTTGTTCATCTTATTGGTGCTATATTCTAATTTGAATACGTCTGGTGTTCCGAGAAGAGCTTGATTCTCGTACTTTGGAGCAGCACCCTGTTTGAACCATTTGATGATTCTTCTAATTTGACGACCCTCTTCCATACTTCTTGCGATCATCAAGAAAGAGAAACCAAAATCTCTTAAAATTGGGCCTTGGAACAGAAGTTCTGCATTTGGGTTGGCAATCTTTCCAGTTGCTCTCGCAAGAAGTTCATCTGGATCGGCAGAAATACCAATAGTTCTTAAAGCCTTAGATGCGATAATAGATCCCATAACACCAGCACCACCAGCTGCATTTGCACTCAAGAATTGACCCATTTTGGTGAAATCTTGCGTGATTCCAGTGAGAAGTTGACCCGTTGTTGCATCTTGAACAGATTTCATTGTTTGGGAGAATGCTCCAGCAGCTGCAATACCAAAAACATTCAAATCACTATCACCCCACTCTGCACCATTGGCATCACTAACTTTGGGCATCGGTAGAATTACAGTTCCACCATATTTTCCTTGACCATCTCCAGCAACTTTGTTTTCAAAAACAGAATCTGGTTGACTCATGTTTACACCAGTTCTTTGATATTGAAACTTTGTGATTTTAATATGATCTTGCCCTTTTCCTGGTGTTACATCAATATCAATCGGATATGCGAGAACACCAGAACTTTCTCTACCATATTTTGTAGAGTTTGGTGATGCAAATTGTTGCGGATTGATTGATCCAGTTCCCGTATTTCTTGTTCTGTTGTTAGAAACAACCCCATCTTGATAGAATAAACTATCTGCACTACCTAATAG